TTTGTTTTGCAGCTTGTGGGTCAGTGCCGTATTCTGTTCCCTTAAAGAAATCTTGTTGCTCTTTAGTTAAATCAAACTCAGGGTTAATTTTTTGTAGCTTCATAAACAAACGCAATGCTTCGTTTTTAGCAACGGCTTGCTGTTCTGCTGGTTTATTCTTTGAATATGGGTTTAAGATAATTTTATTATCATCTGTTGCCATTCCAGCTACTTCAGGACGCTTTTTAAAAAAAGATAATTCTCCCTTCTCAGGGTCTCTTGTTCCAAACATATCAACTAAAAAATCCATATTTACCTTTAGTAACCTGAAATAACATCTAGTACTTCGTAATCGTCTTCTTCGTAGTCTTGGTTGTAATTAGATACAGCCATCTGATCTATATAGGCTAGTGCATCAACCAAGTCGTCATGCACATTAGCTGTTGGAAACTGCATGAGTTGGTCAACAAATTCGTCCCAATCTTCATCTTCATTAAGAGTAATTCGACCGTGTTCGAATCGTCCCTGTAAAGCCCATGCCACTCTTTCCGTCTTCTTCTTGTTACCATGAGTTAAGTCCATGATGTGAAAATACACATTGTTCTTACGCATTAAATCATTAAGATACGGATGTACAGCGTTCTTTAATGCCCCTCGTTCGATACCAACAGACTGTGGTTGATACTCAGCGACAACTCTTAGAATCTTTGCTGCGGTCTCTTTAATATCCCATCGTCCGTGAATAATCTTTTCAACGAACCAATCATTATCTGGGCTAACCTTAACAACAGCAATAGCTGTTTCGTCTAAGCGTTTCTTTGAAGCACCAGAGTTTTTCGCAACCTCTTCAAAACCAGCCAAGTCGATAGCGATAATGTAGTCGCCATACTGAGGAGCTTCCCCAAACTTAACCCAGTCCTGTTTAAAAATCTCCTGCCCTGCATTGTCGAACGACGCTTCGTATTCTTGCTTAAACGCAAATGACGATAGCGTTTTCTTTGCAGCATCAACCTCTTTCGGGTCAATCGTTTCGTTATCTTTAGTAGTGAAGTGCCATGCTTTCCACTCTTCATCATCACCATCAATTCCTGTCTTATAAATGTCGTAGAACCAGTTACGACCAGCAGGGGTGGAGATGAACATTGCATCACCCTTCTTGTCGGATAACGATGCACGAACAATCTTCTGCCAAGTGTCCTCTTTCATAAAGGCACACTCGTCCATTACACAAAAATAAACACTCAAGCCTCGAAGTGTGTCAGGATTATCTGCACCTCGAATATGAATCTTACGACCATTAATCAGAGTAACATCAAGGTTATTGATGTGTGCTGACTTAATAACCGGTCTACCTAACTCTAAAAGACTGTCCCAGATAATCTGTCTAGACTGTCCCAAAGTGGGACTAACATACAATACTGCAGAGCCTTCAGGAGCTTCTAATGCTTTAATAATCAGCATCATTGTTGCTAATCTGGATTTACCACACCGACGACCAGCAGCAACTACTTTAAATCGAGTAGGGTCTTTGAAGACCTCTTGTTGCCACTTCAGTAGTTCAAAGTTAAGTTCCACTAGGAATCTCCTTGAACTGAACCTCGTCAGCATCATTCATTTCAATCACCGGTGTTGTGTCGACATGACCAGTCAAGCCAGTGATGTTAATACTAATCTGTGGTGTGCTACCTGAGTTCTTCGCAGCGTCGAACATCGACAATGGTAATACTCTATCAACACACATCTTCAAAGCAGCGATCTGATCCTTATCGTCAGGGTCTAACGCTTTAGAGATAAGAGTGTGAATAATCTTATCACCGCTAGTCCCTAACAACCTTGCTTTAAATTCTGCTATGCGAGCAGCATCCCCTGCAGGACGACCAACAGCACCTCTGTTACCTTTTTTCTTAGCTAAGATGTCAGCCTTCTTAGGACGACCTTTCTTTGCTACCTTTTTCTTTTCAACGACAGGAACATCAGTACTCAAAGTCTTTATCCTTAAAGGGAGACATAAAATTTGTAGAACTTTGCTTCTATATAGATAGGGTTTCTATATGATTAATCGCTATATGAATTAATCTCTGATACATCCTATCGTTTATAGTGCCTTGCGTTATAGTTCTTTATAGTGGAACAATATCATACTTTTGTGTAAAAGTCAATAGCTAAATAGTAAATAGTGTTGTTTTAATACAACAGTGATGTCCAGTTCCTGTGCGGACCTCCATAGGCTGAGTTGTCTCCGCAGTGGGGTACGACCTAGTCCCTTCGGTGTGCATTTTCACTGTCTTTTCACATTATGATATTTTACTGTGAAACTCCTTTATTTTCAATAACATACATTGTAGTGCAATATAGTCTATTTCCTCTTTTTTGTATGCTATAGAGGCTCCATCTAAATTAACAACACAGTCCATCCCCTCCCCCCTATGTTGTTTCTATACAACACTTTATAGTAGCTACATTGGCTGTATGTGCGTTGATTAAGTACCTATATAGCCACATTACAGACACAACTCACACTGTTGTTTTTATACAACACTGTCTTTACTGGGGGCATTATAGGGGGGTCTATTTTGTAATGGGTTAGTCTCTACTAACATTGATGGGGTTACTAGGCACTGTTGTTTTTATACAACACTTTATAGTTGAACAATACTATGTGGTTTATTTACAACACTACCGGCAAGAAACTAGGTTACAAAATGACAATCAATTTAGGCTTGAATACAGGGCTTTTGAGCTGTTTTGTCTAAAGATGGTGTCTTAGTATTCCGACGCTGAGAACTCTATTTTTTAAGGGTAAACCCTAAGTACTGTTGTATTTTAGCAACTAAGGGTTTGTCATAGTATACAAGGGGTTGCAATCGTCCTAAACTGGTATCTAGTTCAACAGTAGATAAGAAAGGCACTAAACCATGTGGAATACAAAAACCTTCAAGACGAAAGAAGCAATGACAGAATGGCTAGTTCGTAATGATAGCAAAGTTCAATGGGTAGAGATATTTATTAACAATGCTTATGGGGTTGAATATCGTAAGCGTCATGTAATTAGCTTTGAATAGTAGTAAACTTAAACCGCATTATCCTAACTTTGGAGAATTAAAAAATGAGAAAAATTGAAAAGCAAATGATTCAAGCCATCTATGACCGCAAGGCTTGGAAATCAGGAAATACTATTGTTTCACCTATTGATGGTGTTAACTCAGCCGTATTCTTACACGGAAACCATATCGCCGATGTCAACAGCACAAACGGCTCTGTAATGGTAGTTACTCACACCCTAAGAGCATATCCAACAGTAACCACTAAAAGCCGTCTAAGGGCTTTGGGTGCTAATGTCAGCACTCGCAAGGGTGTAACCTATCTCGACAATGTCGCAATCTAATAGAGGCTTAAATCATGTCTAAATATGTAAATAACTACCGCATTACTTTAGAGCTTGACGATGGCTCAGAATTTGAATGGGAAGGATACGCTGACGATTCCGACCATGCCGAAGGCTTAGCTATTGAGTCGGCTAAGTCTAAAAAAGCAGGTCAGCAGGTTAACCAAGTTTTAGAGGTTGATGAGTTTGACCAGTTCGAAGAAATCAGCGAAAGCGAAGCCGAAGAAAGGTATGACGATTGGCTCGACTGTGAAGGGACTGTTAAGGTCGGCGGTTTAGAATTCTACCCTAGCAATATATTGGAGAAATGCGACCCGATTGCTTATCGCTGTGGCTTTTCAGACTTTACCGATGTTTTACTCGATGATAATATTTTAGTAGAGGGGAATTACTAATGCTTAAATTTTTACAGGGTTGTTTACTTGGCTTACTGTGCTTTACCGTTCCAATGCTTGTTTATGTCTTATCTACTGGAGGGCTTTGAAATGGAATATCAATTAAAAACAAACGGATTCGACATTCAAACCGACACAGGCGATGATAGAGTGTTTATCAACATCGACAAAGGCGGTAAAAACGGAGGGTATGTGCAAGTTAAGTTTGAGGATGACGGCATTGTCATTGATGTCTTTAATGCTGAAGGCGATGTCATCAACACTTGCTGGAATTTCTACAATGAAGTTGAGCCAACGGCGGAGGCTTAATTATGACTAAACTTTATAGAGTAACCGCTACTCAACTTGTATACCATGAATGTTATGTTGAAGCAGACAGCGAAAACGAAGCGTGGGATAT